CCTGCTCTATCACACATCGGCGAACAAGCCGTAAAAAATAAAGAAATCTTCATGCAAGGCACAGACGATCCAGACGCCGATGAAGAAACATGGGGCTTCCAAGAAAGGTATGCAGAATACCGATATCGCCCATCACAAATATGCGGAAAATTCCGCTCAAACGATGCACTAACGCTTGATGCGTGGCATCTATCACAGAACTTCCTAACACTACCAACACTATCAGATTCATTCATACAAGATAACCCACTGATCGATCGGATCATCGCTATACCAACAGAGCCACACTTCCTACTGGATGTGTACTTCGATTTACGATGCGCGAGACCAATGCCGTTGTACGGCGTACCCGGCATGATCGATCACTTCTAGTGGCACGTGGAAGTCAAAATTATGACGTCCACCTACTAACTGTGTGGGATTTATACTTCGCATCAATAGTAACAATGGCGTACCACCCCGGCGCAGGGACGCGCGGGCATAAACAACCAACAATAGAGGACTGCGGAGATATCGCAGACCAAATGCTAGAAGAGAGGGAAAAACGATGCCTGCAATGATAGGCCTAGGGGCCGCAGCAATCGGAGTAGGCGGGGGCATTGCCACCGCCGCCGGATCGAGAAGATCCGCAAAGAGAGCCTACATCAGAAATTCCAACGAGGCTCGATTCTTGAGGAACTTTCAAGAAAGAATGTCCTCAACCGCGCATCAGCGCGAAACAATAGACCTGAGAAAATCAGGTCTTAATCCAATACTCTCCGCCATGGGCGGAAAGGGCGCGGCTACCCCGGGAGGGGCCGCAGGAAAAGCGCAAGCGGCACTTGTGCCCGACTTCGCATCAACAGCTCTGTCAGCCGCGCGAGTGGCTGCAGAAATAAAAAATATAAACTCATTAACTGAGCTGAACCAGTCAAAAAAAGATGTCATCGATCCAGTATCAGTAATGGGTGAAACTCTCGGATCAGGCCTAAGCACTGCTAAGGGCATGATCACAGAAATGTTCACCCGCACAGAACAAAGAAAAAGAGAAGCAAGAGGAAAACGAAGCGTAAGAGCATATAAACTTAAAAAACCATTTAAGATAAAATCAACTCCACTCTACACCAGGGACACATACCGATGAAACACATCTGCAGATCAGCCTACGGCAAAAAAGCAAGGCACGGGGATATTAAATCCTTCGGGCCATCACTAACAAAGCAATCCTTTACCAAGGAATGCGACATAAATACGATACTTGCCAAGTATCAAAAAACGGGGGCTATAGACCACGTTAACAAACACGAAGCTAGCTATGGCTATGCCACAAGCGACGACTTCACAGCCAGTATGGAAATAGTGGCAAGAGGGAATACAATGTTCGAAGAACTACCCTCAACAATTCGAAATAAATTCGAAAACAATCCCGCAAAGTTCTTGGACTTTGTACAAGACGAAAACAATAAAAAAGAAATGCAGGAATTAGGCCTCACTAATAAAACGACAAACGAAACAATAGAGCCAATAATCCCTGCAGAAAAGAGCGCAGCGATAATCAGCGAAGCTGATGCTAAAAAACCTGAGCCTGCGAAGGAAGGGATCACCAGTGAGGCAGGATAGCCGAACGTCCGGATCCGCGCCGGGACGCGCGGCTACGGACAACAAAATAACGTTCTACTTAATGAACGTAAAAAACCTAATGCGCCACCCAAAAATTAATTACACAAAGCGCAAAAAGATCACCATAAAACCTCGAGGATTATGGGGAACAGTACATATCCTCACTTGACGTATATGTACGGAGTGACTATCCTAGGCACTCCAAACAAAAAAACGGAGAAAACCAGACATGCCCTTTCGACGGAAAATCTCGAAGAGAAAATCAAGACGGCTATTTAGCCGGACAGCAAGCAGAACCCACCGCAAAAATCTAAACTCTGGAAGAGTTATGCGCGGCGGGTACAGAATCTAATCACTTGCTATCACCCAATCAAAGCATGGAAGTCCATCTCACATGATAAACAGCCCCTAAAATTCGGGCCTAATCCACCGGGTAACCGGGGGTACACATCACAATGGATTCCGTGCGGTAGGTGCATCGGTTGTCGCCTGGACTATTCCCGCCAATGGGCGGTAAGAATTCACCACGAGGCGCAACTCTATGATGACAATTGTGTAATAACACTCACCTACAATGACGAGAAATTGCCGCTTGGCGGCACGCTCGTCAAAAGCCATTTTCAGAAATTCATGAAAAGGCTAAGAAACAATCTAAAACACAAAAAAATCCGATTCTATCACTGCGGCGAATACGGCGAAGAAGATATCGGAAAACCACAACTAGAATCCCGGCTAGGCCGACCCCATTATCACGCCTGCATATTCAATCATCAATTTGATGATCTCGAATTATTCGAGAAAAAAAAGACAGGCAATATATATACATCAGAAAAACTATCAGAAATATGGGGTAAAGGATTCTGCACATCAATGGACTTAACATTAAAATCAGCGGGCTATGTAGCCCGATATATAACCAAAAAAATAAACGGAGACTTAAAAGATGAACACTACCAAAAAATATGCGCGATTACCGGCGAAATTTACCCAGTTCAACAAGAGTACGCAACGATGTCCCGTAAACCGGGCATTGCACATGAGTGGTATCAAAAATACAAGAAAGACGTCTTTCCATCGGATGACGTTATTGTACTTTCAAGCAATAGCTACCACCATGTTCCCACCCCGAAATACTACGATACTCAACTCGAAAAAGAAGATCCTACGCTATACGAACGGATTAAAAGTGAACGGCAAGAATTCGCCGAACTCCACATAAAAGACAACACATTAAAAAGACTTAAAGTCCGAGAAGTCTGTAAAAAAGCTCAGACACAACTTCAAAAGAGAAACTCAATATGAAACAGAATATCTTTACTATATTCGACTCCAAAGCTAATGCTTACCTTACCCCATTCTTTCTTCACAATGAACAGATGGCTATTCGCGTGTTCCGCGACTGCGTGAACGAACCCACACACCAATTCGGGAAGCATCCCGAGGACTATACACTATTTAAAATAGGATCGTGGGACGACGATAAATCAAAATTCTTAACAACAAACCCAATTGCACTTGGCAATGGTGTAGAATTCAAAAAGACGGGCTCCGACTTCGATCAAGCATTCGAAGAATTATCAGAAGCGGAAAAAATAGAAGAAGCACAAGCCTGGCTCCAAGACCATGAGCCACCACTAAAAGAGGTTAAGTAAAATGCGCCATCAAAAATCATCATCCCGCCGGTCAGTAATGACCCACCAGTTCAGCCAAGTACCAAAAGCAGAAATACCCCGCTCATCATTCGACAGATCGAGCGGATACAAATGCACATTCGGGGGAGGGCTATTAATTCCATTCTTCCAAGATGAAGCACTACCCGGCGATACATTTACATTAAGGACAACAGCACTGGCAAGGCTAGCAACACCAATATTCCCAACGATGGATAACATGTTCATAGAAACCCAATTCTTCGCAGTACCAAATAGACTGCTATGGAGTAATTGGCCAAAATTCATGGGAGAGCAGGATAATCCTGCAGACTCAACAGACTTTACAATACCAACAATAAACCACCCCGGCGGAGGTGGAATAATAAATGAAACACTCTCCGACTATATGGGACTACCAACACAAATACCTGCAATATCAACATCAGCATTATGGCATCGAGCGTATAACCTAATCTATAACGAATGGTATCGCGATCAAAACCTACAGGATTCAGTAATAGAAAACTTCGACGATGGCCCTGATGCAAATGCAGACTACCAACTATTAAGAAGAGGAAAGAGGCACGATTATTTTACATCGAGCCTTCCATTCCCGCAAAAAGGAGAATCCGTTCTCCTACCATTAGGCGAAAGCGCACCAATAAATATAGATACCGCAATAGGATCAAACGTTGGTGTATTCTCAACCAACCAAGCCGACTTCGCCGTACTAACCGCCGATGCCGCAAACGTCCAGTTAGGCGCTGGCGGAACATCAACAGAGGCAGCATCATTGTATGCTGACCTAACAGATGCAACAGCATCAACAATCAACGATCTAAGACAATCATTTCAAGTACAGCGCTTGCTAGAGCGCGATGCTCGTGGCGGAACCCGCCTAATTGAAATCACCAAAGCGCATTTCGGAGTCACATCTCCAGACCTACGCGCTACACGCCCCGAGTATCTCGGTGGCGGATCATCACCAATAAACGTGCAACCTATAGCACAAACATCAGAAACCGACCCAAGCGGCCCTGACGCATCACCACAGGCAAATCTAGCCGGGGTTGGAACAGGAATAATATCCAATCACGGATTTACCAAATCATTCACAGAACACTGCATAATTCTCGGTTTCATATCAGTCAGGGCAGACCTGACATATCAGCAAGGCCTTAACAGAATGTGGAGTCGATCAACACGATTCGACTTCTACTGGCCTGCTCTATCACACATCGGCGAACAAGCCGTAAAAAATAAAGAAATCTTCATGCAAGGCACAGACGATCCAGACGCCGATGAAGAAACATGGGGCTTCCAAGAAAGGTATGCAGAATACCGATATCGCCCATCACAAATATGC